CTTGAGAGTGATGCCGTCTGTCATCAATACTTGTGCTGTCATATCGTTCACAGTTTTTACCGAGTGCCTCTCGTTTTATGTTGTTTTTACGAACTTTCTAAAGAAACTGCCTATATTCTCACGAACCACGGCAGTAATAAAAATTAAAAATCTAAACACATACCTTATGAAATCACGTTGCAAAGATAAATATTTTCTTTTTAACATGCAAATCTTTTACCGATTTTCTTGTTTATTTTAACTTTATTTAATTTTTAAAGGTAGTATTCAGCTACTATCTTTAATAATGATGTGGGGCTTTGGCATACTCTCACGCTGTTACACGTGTGATTGTTGGATGCAAGCGCGACTGCCCGTCAGCGGAATGCTTCTTGGTCTTACTATCGCTCTCCAATTCGTAGATACCCCTACGAAGAATATTGTTCGCCGCTAACAAATCCCTATCGTGGGTAGTGCCGCAATGCGGACACGTCCACACCCTATCTGTCAGCTTCAAATCCTTGTTGATGTAGCCGCAAGTACAAGTCTTGGAACTAGGGTAATAGCGGTCTATCTTATGTACCACCACCCCGTACTTGGTAGCAACGTGTTCTAGCTTGCTGACAAACTCTGCGTGCGCTTGGTCTGCCATCTTACGCCCCCACCTACGACACATACCACTGAGATTCAAATCCTCAATACAGATTGTATCATACATTCGGCAAAGATAATGAGCAAGCTTCCATTGAAAATCACTACGCTTATTAACGATGTCATTGTAAAGCCTATCCAACTCTTTGCGTTTGCGCTCGCTGTTGTTACTACCTTTCTTGCACTTACTCAGATTACGGCTACGTCTGCGCAATTCTGTTAAGCTTTCTTTCAAATACTGAGGGTTATCTATTGTCAATCCATCAGATAGCGTAAGATACGTCTTGAGGCCGAAGTCTATACCCACGGATGCACCCTTACGTGACTTTCCGTATCGCTCGACCTCTTTATCAAGAAATACACAAACAAAATATTCGCCTAACTTATTACGCTTTATCGCTACTCTCTTAAAATTACCATCTAATTCTCTACTCTTATAAAATTTAAATGATTTATTTATATTATTCAAATAAAGAATATTGTCATTAAATACATACCCACACTGTTTAAAAACTATGCTAGTAAAATTCTTTGTTTTGATAAACTTTGGAGGTCTTTTTGATTTACCTCTAAAAAAATATTTATACGCTAAATCTTGTCTTTGCAATAACTCTTGAACAGTTCTTGCATAAAGCCATTTTCTTTCTACATAACGAGAAAAATGTTTTTGCATTCTATTTACTTCTATATACTTACCATACAAGCGGTAGTATCTTTTCTGTAATGCAAGAGCGCGATTCCATACAAAACAAGCCTCTGCAAGCATCTTGTCTAGATACTTGGTACGATGAGTGCGATATAGCTTGTATTTGTATATTCTAATCATTTTATAAATAATACTCTGCTACTATTGTGCCTTTTGGCGTTATCTTTTTTCTGACTTTTACATTTATCCCTCTCTCTCGGATATCGTGAATACGAGCTGCTAATCTTGTACACGAAAACATCATAATAGCGTCCCAACTAGTGATGCTACGTCCATCTTCGAGCCACGCTTGAATCTTATCGTTCTGCGAGGCACAACTTGTTAAGTTCTGATTGTCGTTCATAAGCTTTTTATCATTACGTAAGTATTCTCTTCCCTTGATAATATCTCAAAGCCTAGTCGCTTATACCAATTCACAAGCCACTCGTTATCAAACTGCACGTCTAACTGAAGGAACTTCATACCTTTATTCACGGCTATGCAAGTGCAAGCGTTTATCAGCTCAGTGCCTAGACCTTCCTTTCGATAATTCTCCAAGACACTAAGCCTCTTGATATATCCCGTGTTAGGCATATCATAGTCGAATTGAATATCTACCACGCCCACACCATTCTGTGCTATAAGGGTATACGAAACACCCCACCACCAAATATTCTTATGTGTTATCATACCTCTACCTTTTCTATGCTGTTAACACCCAAGACAAACAGCCGTGCCGTTGCGTGTGCCGTGCCGTCATTCTTCATTTTAGCCACAAGAGGGCGGAGTGTGTTGTATCTGAAATCATACCCAAGGATTATGCCGACATCTTTTGTGCCGATAACCCTTACCTTTGTACCCTTTGGGTACGGCGCATAAGTGCTGATATACTCTCTTCTGAACTTCATTAGCTCACCTTTCAGTGCAGATATCGCTTTCTTCGTCTCAGATATCTTCTGTAATATCTCTTGCTCTGTCATAGCCTTACCTTGTATATGTTACTAACGGCTTTTCACTAACACATATAGGCTGTAGCGGTTTGTTATAAGTCAGAACACTCACCCAAATCTTACGTCTGAAAAGGAGCTTGAACATCTCTTTCCAAGTCAACTGCCAACAGCTAACTACCTCACCATCCTCGAACTTACAGACTGGTAACGGCTCTACACCCTCTTGGTCTTTACCGTAAACTACGTTACAACCCGCAAACTCTATTGGTTTCATATCTTATCCCTCGTAATTTTTCTTTTTTAGACTCTTCAACAGACACTTAGCACTCTCAAAACGGGCAATAATATCGCGGTTATACGACTGCCGCCACGGAGACACCATTGGCGCATTATCGAATATCATCTGTGCTTTCTTCATTGACTTATTTACGTCATCAACAAACTCGTCATAGCCATACTGCACCGTTTCCTCTGCGGGAACAATCTGATAACCTTGCCCCCACATTGTCTTCAGACACACCTTATACTCTATAAGGATATCCTCTTTCAATTCGCTCATAAGTGTAAGAAACGTAAACGTCCACTCAGTCCAAGCTTGTTTCATTTCCTCGGCAGAATGGAATTGTTTCAGTGTCCAATCCTCAATACAGAGCTTGTCACGCAACCACTCTTTCGTAATCAAATCACCCTCGGCAAAAGAGTTGATAATCTCTTCTTTCAACCTCTGCCACTCTTCTGTACCTCTTCTAATTATCTCCATAGACTTCTAATTATAAGTTTATTGCCCTACCAAGGGGAATCGAACACCCTTGTACAACCATTGTAGGGTTCATCATTACCTCATTGGACTTAACATTACTGTACATAACGCGACTCCATTTCACACAACATCACATTACTGCACATAACTACACATAAATCCTTTTTGCCCCTATTAGCAGAATCGAACTGCCGTCAGCATAAGCCTATACCATATAGGGGTTCATCATTACTTGACCGTACTTCACTTTACAATACAAAACACGACCTTACATAACTACACACAACTTGACATTATATTTTCTTTGTTTCATATCTACCATAAATTCGGCGATAAGTACCCACGCCATAGCGCAAGCCCGAAATCTCTACCATACGTACAACATCGTCCTCATCAAGCTGAGTCTCGTCATACCATACGGTAAGAGTAGTTTTCCACTTAGGGAATATCGAACGACAAACGGGAACACGGGCACGCATAATCACACCATCACGGATATCTACGTACTTACTACGCATATTCTCATCATCAAACAACAAATCGGGCGGACAATCCTTATCCTCAAAGTCAAGCAGACAATCACTAGGAACGAGTAACGATTGCTCAAACTTCTTACCCAACTTCTGCTCTTTGGCTGCAGTACAGATAGCCTTCCAAAACATCTGAGCGGGAATAATATACTGCCCGTCTTTCATATACAGAGAGGCCATAAACTGCAACTTATAAAGCTGCATCATATCGTCCTCAGTTTTCTTCTTTTTCGATGTTAGCGGCTTAATAAGCTTTGTAAACTCATTAAAAGGATTGATACACTGCGGATTGTGCATCATCAACGCCTTTGTACCTTGTACCTTAAAACTTAAGCTCTTCATAATATAAAAAAGTATAGGGAATTGGAATCCATTGCCTATTTTCGCGGTCTGCAACTTCAACCAAAACCCTATCTTGAATCTATCTATTGTCATTGACCGCGAAGAAAATGACTTAACTATCTGCGGCAAAGGTAAACAGATTATTTCTTTCTTGCAAGTTTTTCTCTGATTATTTTATTTGTTTTTTGTTTTATTAACTAATAAACACCTAATTGTTCTTTGGTAACACGCTTAGGATGCATCACCTTTCCTTCAAGACAACCAAGTACATAGTAGCGGGCTGCATCGATAAGGTGATTATTGGCATCGATTGGCATATTCGTATAATTATTATCCCTATCTTTTGAATAGACATAATTTCTCAGCTCGTCTTGCAAATGTATCGACCTCTCTGTAACGAATATCTCCATATCAAGCATCTTCGATAATCCCGCAAGAATAGAACCCGCGCTTTTGACAACGGGATAAAGAACAACCCCGCCCAATCCTATCTCGTCTATCAGACGTGGGTCTGCAGACTCAGAAAAGATAAAGCCGTCATCGCCGTTACGTTCCTCTTGTTTCAATTCACGGATAATATCACCCGAGGTCATCGCCGTGCGGTAGCACAACTCGTCTAGATATAGCCTATTGTCGATAATGCCGCAACGTACAACAGCCGTAGGGTCTTGGGTATATCCAAAGTCCATACCACGCGCAATTTTCTTTGCGTAAGCAGGAAATTCCTTTACAATACCAAACGTCTTAAAGACTGCACCCTCGGCAACATCAGCCCATCTTCCCATAAAGATATGGGCATATTTTTCAGGATTTTCTTGCTTTGTTCTTAATGCTTCTTTTAGAAATTCTTCTGACAAATTCTCTATATTATCGAGGTAACTCGTGTGGATGTGGCAAACGCTCGGATGTGTCGAAATCTGCACGGGTACGCCATCAAAGTATTCTATTCGGTGTGTTTTTTCCAAAAATCTCCGATAAACCCAATGGTTAGTATCAGCGGGGTTCATAATAATTATAACCATATTACGCATACCCTTTGTACGGATAGAGAGCATAATTTTCTCAAACTCCGACTCATTCAGCCATTCCTCACCTTCGTCCACGATAAAACACGTCAAACCTTGGATTGATTTCAGCTTAGCCGTCTGATTACCCGAAGAGGTATGAATACCACGGAACATCACTCTAGACTTGGTAATAATATTCGTCATATCATTATTTGACCTATGGAAGAACTGTTCCGTTTCATCCAACTCCAACTTCTCTGTGAACTCGGGAATAACAGACATACCCGCCGACACCATCGTATAACGGGTATAGAGTATCTGATGTGCGATTTTCTTCTCGGCGTTGTACTCAAAGGTGAGCCTTTCAATGAATGTACCCACTGAAAAGCTCTTACCTGACGCTCTTCCCCCCGTAATCAGAAAGATAAAATGCTCCTTGTCATTATAGAGCGGATAGTATATCTTATGCGTCTTAATCATACCTTACCCCTTCTCACCTTTTCTATGCAGTTGGCCACCCACTGAGTATAATACTGCCTAGCCTCGCCGTCTTTAAAGGAGAAACCGCCGATACCTAGCTTATCACACAGCCAATCGGTACAATGGCCGCTCTCGTGGGCTATGACACCTACACCCGTCTGCCTCGGTTGCCATATACACACCAAACAACCTTTCCAATAGCTTTTCTTATCTCTCACGGAGAACGTAGTGGCTATCGAGTCGCGATAGTCATTGAGGTTAACATTGTCAATCACCTCGTCATCATCGTTGAGGAAATAGAACTTTCCTTGCATTGCCTTTGCCGTGGGGTTAACAGCAGCCCAAACGCGGGTAGGATAGATAACGGGGTCGAACTCGTATATTTTTCCCTTCATTACTCTGCAATCTCTTCGCCCTCGGCGTAACAATCAATCTGAATAATGTTCTTCAGCTTTCTGCGGCCACAAGTAAGAAACTCAACAAGCTCCATATTCTCTTTATGGCCATCCTTGAAGTGGGCTACTATAATCTTAGTACCACCTTGGATGCTCAGCCATCCCGTCTGATGTGGGTCAATCTTATAACTATTCATATTTTCTTCGTATTTATTCTTGTGTCATTGCTTGCTCTTCTTTCTCAAGCTCGTTCTCTCTCTCGAGCCAAGCGGTTATGCTTACGCCGTTCTTAACCTTTATAGCCACATCGCCCTCTTCAATACCCTTTTGGATATTACGGAACTCAGTATCGTGGTGATAAAGGAAATTGGCTAAGGCTTGAATGTTCGGTGCTGTCTCCGACTCTGATTCCGTCACGTCCTCTATGCGGTTCTGCATATCGGGCACGCCATTGATTACGTTGTACCTCTTGCGTACAACCTTACCTTTGATTTTGATTCCGCCTAGTGCTGCCTTGAGGTATCTGCCCCTTACAACGCCTAGTACTCTTGCCCTTCCGTGTGCTAACTCTTCGTTAATACGGGCACTTCTTCGAGCGTTTTCTTCGTCAGTCCACAGCCTATACTTACCAGCTTTCATTTCGGAGAAAGTAGTAGGTGTGAGGCCACTGATAGCATTCTTACTGCCGTTTCCGTCTTCGTCGGTGTCAACCCCTAGGTTATCCCCTAATGAGTATGCAATTTCCCCGTCGTTGAGACCTTGCATAGCGAGTGCGTATATCTCTTTGTAGAAGCTCTCGCCGTCATAGTTGAACTTTGGTTTTGCCATAACTTAAATTAATTATTTGTTTATTGTTTTATAAATATTGTTAATTTCGATAATTTATTTTGTATTTTACTTGTTTTATATTGTTTTATTTCATATATTTGCACTCGGATTGATGGTCGCAGGTTTGGTAGCGAGGCACCCAGTTGGCTGCATATAGAAGGTTCGAGTCCTCTCCAATCCGACTTATAGGGGCTTTTTAAGTCCCTATTTTATTTTTCTGTATTGACGTTTACCATTTTCATCCTCTGCATCCATCTTCTTCTTATCTACAATACCAATAGATTTTAGGGTATTCTTCATACCTCTTTTACCGTAGTTTGTTTGTATAACCGCCTTTAGAACTTTTCCGCTTGAATATCTTGTTGTATAAACAAATAGAAATCCCTTACCATTCTTTTTCTTCTGTTCACGATTACCGCCATTGCCTTCGTCAACATAGATATGAGTAGGCTTTCTTATTAGTTTATCAAGTTTATAGTATTCATTAGTCGGCAACTTTCCCTCTTTGCCGTGAGATATGTATTTCAATACTGTACTATCACGCAAGAGTATCTGTTTAGACTGCAATGAAATGCCTTTCTTTCGATGTTCTCTTTCGACAACCCTATTCAAATTACCGAAATCAAACATACGTCCCCTTTCTTTGCCATCTGACAACACTTGATTGGCAAAGTTCTGAAACGCTCTATTTCCCCTTTCGGTTGCACCTCGTCCAAATATGTATACAGATTCTCCCATATCTCTTATTTCTTCTTTGGTGTCTTACCAGTTTTGGTGCAACAACCGCCTTTGTCTGTCTTTTTCATAATGCTATTTTGAAAATCCTACATCATTTTATTATTTTTCTCGGGGTTTTGTAAATTTGCTTTACTTTTTGAAAAAATCCGTGTTAAGATATTTCATTTACCCGCCTACGTTACCTTTTGCAGCCGTCTTTATGGTATTACTACGCATAGACACAGAGCGTTTGGCCATCTTATCAGACTGCTTTAACAACTGCTGTGTAAGCTTGTAGTAGTTCTCGCCCGCTTCGCCGAAAACAGAGATAGTCCTACCGACCTCTTCGAGCTGTTTCCTCTGTTGACTGCTTAACGGCCTCTTCTCGTCATTGAGAATACTATCGAAATAGTCAATAGTATCTGATAAGCCCTCGAATCGGCTTGCTCTTAGTTCTCTGTCTCTGTTTGCCATAAGCTACCCTTGGTTTAGTCCCATATAGGTATTCTGTGAATACTGACGGGCATTAGCTTGTCTTACAACCGCCCTTGCGCCGTCATAGTTATCGTTCTGCATAGCCTCAGCCCTAGCGTATTCGTTCTGCCACGACCTAGACTTTTGAATATTGTTTCTGTAACGCTGATAAGCCTTGTATGCTCTGTTAGCACGCTCTGTACTAGCGTTTGCCTCTATCCTCATAAACTGCCTACGCAATTCTGCTACTGACTTTGCTTTTCTTCTGACTCGACTTTCCTCCTATATTTTTATCCGTTTGTATTACCCTTTGACGCTTGTTCTGCCTCTCTGTAAGCGAGTGGTGCTCCTATGCGGTCACGATAAGGCATCTTGATGTTTGCCCTACGTCCCCAATCGGGCACTGCAGACTGCAATCGGTCGTTGATGTTGTCTCTGTATGTCTGAGCGATACGTGAGATACGCGCTAGGCGTGTACCCCTTGCGGTGTTACTCAATCGGGCTGCTTGCTCGTTGATGTCACCTATTGACTTTGCTCTCGGCTCTTTTCTCTTGACTCTGCTTTCCTCCTATCCGTTTGAGTTACCCATATAGGTGTTACGTGAATATTGTCTGTTTGATGCACTATCTGAATAGCGTCTTACGCTCTCGAAGTCACCACGCTCATAGGCATTGTACAGACTCCTAGCCGCTCTCTGATAACTCTTGGTGCTCGTTATGCGGTCTTGATAACGCTGAAAGGCACGGCCAGCCCGTAACGTCCTATGAACGGATTGCGAATTTTGATATATCCGCTCTAACTGCGCCCTCATCTCGCTTAGTGATTTCTTTCTGACTCTGTACCTCTCTTTCCTTTTATCCCACGCTGTAACCCATATAGGTAGCACGTGAGTATTTTCTATCCATTATCGCTGTCATCGCATTAGCCAAAGCCTCGCCGCCTTGTTTCAAAGCCCCTCTTATGGCCTTTCTGTCGCTCTGTGACCTACGGGTGCGGTATATATTGCCTAGATACCTTGCACGAGCCTCAGTGACCCTAGAAAAGCGTTCCTTGGTCATTTGGCCGTTCCATATCAGACGATTGTACTGCGCCTCTATATCCTTTCGTGACTTTGCTCTGACTCGGCTTATGTTTTATCCGTTAGACGAACCCCTTGCCGCTTGCTCTACGGCATTGAGCATATTCTTGCGTGCCCTACCTACTCGGTTGTAGTTGCTCCACCCATACCTCTGAAGGAGGTCGCTAGCACGCTTGTTAATTGCAAGCCCCGTGGCAATCTTATCGTTGCTGTTGTTGCTCTTATACGCTAGTGTTCTCTTTGATACTCTGACTCAGCACTCCTTTCTCTATCCTACACTACCACTAGCTGCACGATTGAGGGTATTGATACGTCCTCGATGGGTTATTCTACTCTCAACTGCACGGCTCTGACCTTTTGTAATAACAGCAAGATTATTCCATCCGCTACTATACGTCTTATAACCTCTGTCGCGCTCTACCACATCTGCTGCACGTCTTAGACGGCTATAGTTACCCGTGTCTTGCGACAACCTCAGTATGCGGTTCATCTGCGCTTGTACTTGCATTCTTGACTTACCTTTTCTGACTCGGCTATACTTTTATCCGTTTGAATTAGCTAACGCATTCAGCATATTATTACCCGCTCTAAGGATTCTCCTACGATTCGTGTTATTGCCTCTATATCTAGAAAGCATATCACCCACGCGGTTGATTACTGCTGCTTCATTGTTACTGAAAGATTTGTCAACTTGACCTCTTCCATACGCTTTTGTTCTATTCGATACTCTGACTCGGCTTATCCGTTTGAAAGACCCATATAGGTGTTTCGTGAGTACTTGCGGTTATATGCACCCTCGCCGCCCTTCTTGAAGCTACGTTGGCGCATAATCCTATCAGTGTACCTGTCAGCGGCTACGTTGGCCGCTGCTACCCTAGAGGCTGTTGCACGAGGGTTATTCTCTATCCTCTCGGCTTGCTCTAGTATCTCTCCGAAACTCTTACCCTTTCTGACTCTGATTCCCATTATTAATTAACCCGCATTGACACCCATTTGACATACTCTCACGCTGTTACGCGTGTGATTGTTGGATTATAGCGCGACTGCCCGTCTGCCAAAAGCTTCTTGGTCTTACCGTTGCTCTCCAATTCGACAATGCCCTGCCGAAGTATAATTTTAACCATTATTCAATCCCATATAGGTATTCTGTGAATACGCACGTCCACGTGCTAATGCAGCACCGCTACGTATGAAATCGCTTGTGAACTGCTTACTCTGAGCAATATTGCGGATATAACGCTCGCCGATACTTATCACCCGACCCCAACGGCGCAAATTCCCGTCACTCGGGATGGCATTGGTTAGTCGCGCCATCTGCTCACGTATCTGTTGTATACTCTTTCTTCTCTTGACTCGGCTCAATCTCCTTAGCTAAGATATGCCCCTCACCGCTGCAGTCAATCAGCGTCTTTCGGGGCGATAAATCCAACATCATAGGCTTAGCCTACTGACAAGCCCATTGAGTAAGTACCATCGGCGTTCTGACGGATAACATTTCCGCCCTCGCCCTCCATACGTCCGTCAACGACACGTGCCATTCCGTTTCGCAACCAAGCCTCAACGACACGAGGGCTGATATTGTTCATACCCTTGCGCACGTCATAGTCACGCTGACGGCGATTAGAGAGTGTTTTACGTCCGCTCTGTGATACGAGGTTACCCTCCATATCGCGGTTGGTAAACGTCCAAGTGCTGCCACCAGCCTTACGGCCATCGGTACTCATACGTCCGTTTCTTGTACGGGTAACGGTCTGAATCTGCTGACCATTGTTCCACGCTTGCTGCTGACCTTGCAGCTCTGAGAGCTGATAGCCTCGTGAGTTTACCAAAGGCTGAGCTGTGCGTGCACCGCCCGTATAGGCTGAGTTAGCACCACGGCCATCAATACCCGCATTGATACGCGCCCTCTGCTGAGATACCGTATTGGTATTAGGGTTGGTGCGATTTCTGATTGTCCTTTTCTTTGCCATAGAACTGATTTTTTAGTTATTAAACCTATTTTACTGAGTTACCTTTTGCTGCATTAGCAGAAGAGCCACTATAGACATTCCTACCTAGCTCTGCATAACGCTCACGACCATAGTCACGTATGACACGTCCTTGTGTGCCGTTAGCCGCATTGGGATTGCTTGCGGCGCGTCGGTCAATCTCACTCTGTATATTAGAGATATAACGCTGACCGATAGCACGTAGGCGGTCTCTGTTTCTGT